ACTGCCATCAGATTCCTTGGGTCCATCTTCAGAGCAGGGTTGATCTCCAGTGGCACGATGTGATGCACTTCGTCGCTCGGTGCTATCCCGCACCGTTGGCACAGTGGGTTGTTCTGCCTGAGCTTCAGGCTCAACCTCGTCCAACTGCCGCCATAGCCCAATCGCCTGCCACGTACTTCTGAGACTAGCGCCGCGTACGGCGATTTCCACGTCCTCATCTTTCATCTCCTTGCCTTTGTTGGTGACGGGTGACGCTTGGTGACGCTTGTTTGCATATGAGTAGCCACGGGCGCGCGCGTGCGCGTGCGTGCTATGTCAGAAAGAAGCGTCATAAGTGTCACCAACTGAATTAATCCACGTTCTGTAGTTGGAATATTGCCAAATGTCGATTTCATAATGTGTCACCCGATGTGTCACCATGTGTCACTAGTGTCACCCCTGAGAAGCCCCGCGAATGCTTCGTACGCTCTGCAACGATCCCACGGGCCTTTAGGTCTGGCCCAAGCCGCCTCATGCTCTTTGGATGTATGCCGTTCTGAGCACACCAGTGGCTCCATGACGCCATGATCTGTGCGCTGCTTACCCATCCACTCTCCAACCGCATCGTGCAGTCTTGCAGCCAAGCCCCTACTGTGTCCTGGTCATCGAGATAGCCCGCCGTTGCCTTCAGGATCGATTCCGGTGGACGCAAGCCGCCAAGAGTCGCCCACTCTTCAAAGCCTTCCATAGCCCAACGTAGGACGCCTCCCGCTTCCTCCCTCAATTTCGCTCCCAGGTCGCCATCGGGCTTCTCTGGCTTGTTGGTGAATGGCACCATGCACAGCCGCCTACGCATGGCATCGTCCACCACCGCAATCTGCGGCGCATGGTTCCCCACCACCAGCAGCTTGAAGCACGGCGTGAACTCAAACCAATCCTGCCTCATGTGCCGAGCCACCACTACATCGCCGCCGGTGAGTTGCTTGAGCTTCGCGTCATCCCACTTGCGCCCTTCCTGCGTTTCATTGGCAATGGCCAGGCGCGCACCCTTGAGCATGGCAATCTCTGCCGGATGCCGATCGCCCTTGCTCTCCATGAGCGCGTCCATTGGCAGCGTCTTGGCGTACTCGCCCCAGGCATAGCGAATAGTGTCCACGAAGACGCTCTTCCCGTTTCCGCCTGGTCCGTGGATGAACAGAATGCAGTGTTCCTTGGTGCTTCCGCTGAGCGCGTAGCCGGCCCAGCGCTTCAAGAAAGCCACCACTTCGGCATCGCCACGTGCAGCCTCGAGCAGGAACGCTTCCCACCTGGTGGTTGATCCACCTGGCTTAACGCCTACGCGCTTGGTGATGCTCAGATCGAGCAGCCGGTTGATCGCGCTGCCCTCGATCAGGTCATACACATCGTCAGGCGCGCCGAATCCCCATAGGTGTTGGTCCCAATCAGCGCTACCAACCACCAAGCCATCGAATGATTCAGCCACGCACGCAAAGTAGCGCGCCCAACTGCCCGTATCGTTCGGATTCGCTTTGGCTGCGCCCTTGATGATTTCACCCTTCACCATGTTCAGCCGGTCGCGCTCCCAAACGCCCGAACTAGCACGCGTGTACCAACTGTTGCTATCCACGCACCACCGATACTCCAGCTTGATCGCTTCCTTGCACCACTGGCGCGCAGCGGCGTTCGCCTTTACCTTTGACTCTTCTTGCATTTCCATATCCATCCTCCATGAAATGGCCGCAGGGGTGCGGCAGCACGTCCGACCCCTGCGGTGCGATCACTTGACCGCGTTTGCTCGTTGTTCGCTTTCGATTGTCCGGAACACCAACTGCGCGAGGTTGTTCAGCCTCTGCAGCGCATCCGATTCATTCATGCGGCCAGCGCTTACCTCATCGCAAATGCTTTCGATGCGGCGTGCAATGGTCTGAATGATGTTTCCCTGCAGGGTCGCTTTATCGCGAAAGTGATCGACTTCGCGCTGCAATCCTGCCGACGTACTGCGCCAGTATTCGGTGTCGTACTTGCGGATGGGGATCATGCTTCCACTCCAATCGCACGCTCGATGGCCTTTGCAATCATGTCCGCCTGGACAGCGTTCTTTGGCGATTGCCCCCGTAGCGGTTTTGACAATCGACTACGCTGAATCGCATTCTTTGCGTTTGATTCTCGAGCGTTTACAGATTGCAAATTGCGTTTTAGTTGCTCAATCTGTGCTTTCAATCGAACAATGACCAAGTTCCCGTCCGCAATCGCCTCAATCATGGCACAGCAGTTTGGGCAGTCTGGTTGCTTTCTTACGCTTGATTTCATTCTTCGCCCCGCTTCCGCACCGGCTGACACGCCTCATGTTCCGGGCACAGGAACAGCAGCAGGAAGACTCCCACCGACACCAGGCACGCAATCACTGTGAATAGGTCAGCCATTGCGGACCTCCAGTAGCGCAGCCTCTACGGTTCCGTAGTGAGCACGGGCCGCGGAACGAACAAGCTGGCGCACCACGTGCACCTTGCTCGACCCGTCGTACTTTGCTATCGCCTCCAGCAGCCCATCGGTGACCAGGTCGACTCCGATCATCCGCCGTAGATTCTTGTCACTTCCTTGCGTCTTCGCCGCCATAGTTGCAAGCCCTCAAACAGGCTGCAAAGGTCCGCATATTGGCTAGCGTTTGGCTGTTACGTTAAATTCTATCAGCCAGTTATAAGCCGCCAACTATGCAGGCCCATGCGCCTGTGTCCGCATCTTATCGACAATTTGTCTGGCTGTCTGCAAATTATCTCCAATCACCTTACATTTAGTCGCATTGGTTATCCGCCGCACAGCGCGGACGTTGTTGCTGCCGATGTTAACCCGCCAGTCCCAGTCGTTTAAGTAAGGATCGAGGCACATGGTCCACTCGCCAATCGGGTCGGTATCCCGCCGGCACATCCAGTAGTCGGTACGCCGATGGTCAAGCCGTCTGAGAGCTTCCCGGATGTTCCTCATGCCAGGACTGTACGCCCGTTTACCCCTTGAACCAACTGAGGATCTTTCCTACCCATCCCGGCGTAGCCCTGTTCAGGGCTGCTTGGCGCTTCTGACACGCTCCGCAGGGTTTTATCCCCACTGCCTTGGTCGCGCCGGCAACCACATCGCCCACACCTGGCGTCGGCTTCGCACCAGGGATGATCAGCGTATCGCTTTGAACCGGCTTGCCATCGACGATGTTCCAGTATTTCATGGGATCCTTACCTTTGTGAAGTCCCAGCCAGCACGCCTCATCAGATCAAATATTCCATCGCTGCACGCGCACTCGACCTCGGGCGGATTGCACGCCGGCTCGCACACCTCAAACGGGTAATCGCAACAGCCCCTAGGAAAGTAGATATCACTCGTGCAGATACCTGTCCGGACTGGGATGTAATCACCGACTTGCATCCGGCACTTGTTGCCAACGCCCGTGTACATGTCATTGCAGTGCTTGAAGAGCACCCAGACGTGGCGCTGTTCGTAACGCCACACCAGGCCATCAGCCTCCGTGCCAAGCGAAGAACCTTGGTTAAGTAGGATGGAAAAGTTGCCTGAAGAATCTTCAAATACGTTGTCGATATTCGGGCAGGAAGCGAATGGAACATCTTCAGGCGCGGCACTCACCGCAAAGGTCGCAAGGATCTCCAGGCAAAACATGGACGCACGATGCGTGGGGTCATCAACACAGCCCGAGCCGCACCAAATGCCGCCGCGCCCAATGGTTGACGGCCCAGTGCATGGCGCGAACCACGCAATCCGTCCATACACAACCCCGACGTGCGGGTCGTTTGTGGCGCTGATTAGCTGGTAGTTTGTTTGGCCGCCACCGAGACAATCACAAGCGCAGGGCGTAGAGGTCACCGATGGATCGCAGCAGACGTTTGCACCAACGCCGCAGACGCCGCAAGCCTTGCCGAAAACGCCACGGTTCTCGCGCAAAGTACTGAAATTGATGGAAGACGGTGGCGCAGTATCCGGTGGCGGACAATTGACCCATCCGATGTTGCTGCTAATAGTCGTCGCTACCGGAATGCTCCCGTATTCCAATGCCAGGTTTCCGTGGCTTTGAATCGAGTTGATTTGGATACACCCGTTCTCTGCGTATCCCGCCGGACAAAGATATGTAGTCCCAGTCCAATGGCTTGCCCACTGAAACAGCGCTTGGGTGTTGTTCTTTAGCGGATTGACTGGTGTGCAGATCCAAGACGCGTCCATGCCGCCGTCACTTGGAGACACAATAGCGTGCGGGGGGCAATCGTAGTACACCGTCGACTCCCAGCCGGCACCACCACGGGGGCATCCATTGAGCGCGCCTATTGGTATCGGTGGGTCATAGTTTGGGCATGGCACACCAGGACCAGCGTCGTACCGGCTGCACGATGCCGGCCGACAAGTCAGCTCGATTTCCACGGCAAAGCCCAACGGCCCCAGGCTGCCGCAATCTGCCAGCACTGTGTCGCAACTGCCCTCTTCACAGTTTGGATCAATGCAGCCGGTGGCGCAGCAGCATTTCTTGCGGCTCATTTGCTGCCCTGCTTACGGCAATACAGGTAGCCCCCGACTACACCGCACACGCCGAGCATCAAACCCCACCAGAGACTCCCTATGAAACTCTCGATCGATGAAATGATCATTTCTTTCCCTTCTTAACGGTGACTGGTCGGAATTTGCGAAACACTTGGCCGAGTTGACAACCGGCCGCAAAAGTCGTGCACAGGAGAGCTATAGCCCAAATGGTCAGTTGTGTAGTTGTGAGATGCATCGCTATTTCCGTGGTATGTAGGTGTAGACAATCACTCCAAGTACTACTGCAATCACTCCAGCACTAGCCCATGTCAAAGTTGCATAGATCGGATGGACGTCATCCGATACGAACGGTATGGCTTGGTGCACCGCATTGGCTTGCGCCTCAATGCTGTCGAGCTCGGCGCTTGCTGCCACCAGGTGCGCCCGTGCAACTGCTGCGCTTGCTGCGCTAGACGTAGCCGCGTGGCTAATCAAGGCCGTCTGCGAAGCGCAGCCGGTGAGCAGCAGGACGATGACGGCGAGGTAGATCAGACGAACTCGAAGGAGGACCCCGGATGCGGCGAAAAGGGCGGAGTGCCTTTGCGGTGGGTGGAGTGCTTGGACGGCGCACTCGTGTTGTTCAGGCTCGGGTTGCTCGTCTTCGCAGTTTGCTCGGAGCAGGAACGGTCCGGACCAAACAAGTGCTTCGTAATGTGGGCGAGGCAGAATCGCTCCTACCGGAACAAGTCTCGCAACGCGATTTGGGCGCGGCAGAATCGCTCCTACCGTCA